AAGCAATTAAGATTACATGTGATGGAACTGATTATGTGGATTTTAAGTTATTGGTTCCTCTACAGGGTGATTTGAAAACATTGTCTGAAGAGAATTTGGGGAAGTTGAAAAAGTCTATTATTAAATATGGCTTTACTGCTCCTGGGTTTGTTTGGCAATCAGGTAAGAAAAAATATGTCATGGACATGCATCAAAGAATAAAGGCTTTGAACAGTCTTTTTGAAGAAGGTTATACCATACCGGATATTCCTATTGTCTATATTCAGGCTAAAAATAAGACAGAAGCGAAGCAGAAATTATTGCACATCTCTAGTCAGTATGGGGAGTTCAACAGGAGTGGTCTTGATGATTTTTTATTGAGTATTAATTCAGATGCTGAATTGTTGGAGACTTTAAGGTTGGTTGATGATGAGGTTGATTTGGGGATATTTGATGATGATAATTATAATGAAGAAAACACTCCAGGTTCATTGGTTGATAAGTTTATAGTTCCACCATTTTCTATTTTAGATACTAGGCAAGGATATTGGCAAGAAAGGAAAAGATATTGGAGGGGGCTTATTGGGGATAATGGGGAATCAAGAGAGAAAAAATTATATAAGGGGGGAGGTAGAAAAGGGGGTGTTACTGCCAAACTTCATGATTTCAATGCAAATAATGGTGTTTCCTTATTGGATCCTGTTCTTGCGGAAATAATGAATAATTGGTTCTGTACTCCCGGCGGAAAAACCTATGATCCTTTCGCAGGGGATACGGTTTTTGGTTATGTTTCGAATTATTTAGGGCATACATTCACAGGGATAGAATTAAGAAAAAATCAGGCAGATTTAAATAATTTAAGATTAGCTAATACAAAAAGCAAATATATATGTGATGATGGACAGAATATTCTAAAACATATAAAGAAGAATTCACAAGACATGTTATTTAGTTGTCCTCCATATTATAACTTGGAAGTATATTCGGATTTAAAAGAGGATGCAAGCAATCAAAAAAACTATGCTGATTTCATGAAGATTATTTCTCGTGCGTTTACTGATTCAATAGAATGCTTAAAAACCGACAGATTTGCAGTTATCACTATAGGGGATATTAGAAATAAGGTAGGGTTCTACCGGAGGTTTGCCGATGATGTAAAGGATATCTTTAAGGCAGCTGGGGTCCTGCTATATAATGAACTAATCTTAGTCGAACCAATAGGGACAACAGCCTTGAGGGCTGGCAATGCCATGAAGTCAAGAAAAGTTGCAAAAACGCACCAAAATATATTAGTTTTTTTCAAAGGTGATCCCAAGAAAATTAAAGATCTTTTCCCAATTATAGAGGTAAAAATAGATGAAAGCACAGACGTATAATTTTGAGACATGGATTAAAAATACAGATCCAGAAGAGCTAAAAACTATTAAGGGCTTACTATTAGAGGCTGGGTTCGGAATTGTGGGAATGACAGAACATTACTATGAGCCATATGGTTATAGTTGTGTTTATTTAGTCAGTGAAAGTCATTTATCAATACATACATTCCCGGAAGAAAATTGTAGTAATATTCAATTAAGCAGTTGCATGAAAAAGCCATTTGATGCATTTATTAAATTGTTTTTATCGCATGAATCCGGTGAATGATATGGTTTTAGCTTTGACCTCATATTTCAGAGCCTTAGTTTTGCTCACATTATTGAAATGTTCAATAAAAGGCTTGGCTTGCTTTTTGGCTTCATCATATGTAATAAACCCTCCCAAAAATGCAGTCTTTATGTTTGATAATTCTTCAATTGTTTTCATACTGATAGTATACTACATTGTAATAATAAAGGCAAGGAGTATAAAATGACCAGATCCCAGAAAGCAGACCTAAAAAAGTTCGTAGAAACTCTACAACAGGAAACCCGAGAAGGGTCTGGTCGAATCAACTCCCTAACATGGGAGAAGCTTGCAAAGATAAAGGGCTTATTATATCAGGGCAATTATCAAAAGTATGTTTTCCAGAGTATGGGAATCCCGAAGACAACCTGGGATCGATGGGCTAAACTGGGACGAGCTCTTGCAGAGGCTATCCAAGATAAAAAAAAGAAATATGATAAATTGAATGATTCACAGAAAAAGTATATCACCTTGGCAGGCTTGATTGCTCAAGGTAAAGCAATGGCAATGATAAGGAATATGGGAATAATATCTAATGCAGCTGTCAAAGATTGGAAAGCTGCTGCCTGGTTTATGGAAATGAATGATAGAGAATTATACGGTAAAAAGATTCAGGCCGATGTTAATGCAAACATAGTCACAATGGACCAACTCCTTGAAGAAACAGAAGAAGACTAAAAAGGATCTGATAAAATATTACAGAGATCATCCGGATAAATATATAGAAAACATATTAGATGTTAAATTATGGTCTGGGATGAGGATGGCTATTGATTCTGTATGGAGCCATAAGAGAACATCAGTAAGGGCATGTCACGGGGTAAGCAAGACCATGGTAGCAGCTGCAATCTCAGTTGCTTTCTTCAATTTACATAAAAATTCTATTGTAGTCACTACAGCTCCAACAACCAGGCAAGTAGAATTATTACTCTGGAAAGAAATTAGATCTATCTATTCAAAAAATCATAAAATCAAATTGCGTGGCGAATGTATGATGACTAAAATCAAGACATCACAAGATAGTTATGTAATAGGATTTTCAACAGATAAGGCAGAATCTATCGAAGGTTTTCATGCTCCTCATATTCTCTGGATTCTAGATGAAGCAAAAGGATTGCCACAATGGGTTTATGATGCGGTTGAAGGTTCCATGACTGGAGGTAATGCTCGTGTTCTGGAGATCAGTACAACAGATGGAGCCGATCAGCAATGCCCATTAAGGCAACATCAAACTAATCTTAGGGATCATTGGAACTGTATAAAGTTATCATCTTTCGATTCTCCTTTTGTGGGAGCTAAAGAATTTCCTGAGTTTGCAAAATATAGGAATAATGATTTATACAATTATGGTAAACCCAAAACTGGCAAAGAATGGCCGGATGAATTCAGAAGCCGGATCCAGATAGAAACGCCATCAGGAATCAAGGATAAGAAAGCTTTATGGTATGAAAAGCAACCTGCATTATGGGAAACTAAAGTTCTGGGTGATTTTTCCTCTGAAGGGACTAGCAATGTTATTCCTTTAAAGTGGGTTCTGTCTGCCGTCAATGCTGAAGTAGATGAAGGTGAGGGAATTACTAAACACGGTTTTGATGTTGCTAGAATGGGTGATGATAAATGTATACTGACTACGAAAGTAGGGAAAACAGTTCTGCTACAAGTCTCCTGGGGTAAAAAGAAAATTCCCTGGTCGGTTGGTAAGATTATGGCAGAAACAGAACTGGATGAGGTGGTCAATGTAGATGCTTGTGGTCTGGGTTCCGGTGCTTTCGATGATCTTGCAGAGGCTGGCCATGCTACAATAGGGCTGGATAGTGCCTCTAATGCTTTTGATAAAGTCAAGTTTAAAAATCTTAGAGCTGAGATGTGGTGGAATGCACGGGAAGTTTTTGAACGTCAATTTGAAGAAGGGAATGTAATATCTATTCCAGACGATCCGGAACTGATAATGGACTTGACAGGTTTGCAATATAAACCGATGCTGAGTGGACAGTATATCATGGAAGCGAAAGAGATTTATAAAAAACGTCTTGGCAGGTCTCCTGATAAGGGTGATAGTTTTGTATACTGCATATATGAGCCTCCAGTTTTTGAGGATGAGTATTATGGAGAACCGGACGATGATAATGATATATTTTTATGACCATAACGGGGCTATACAGTGTTACAATGTAGTAAGATATCTATTTATACCAGTTATTAGGGTAAAACCTTGTAGTAGTATGATATGATAGGATACTAGCAATATATCGGACTTACAAATAAGCCGATATTATAGGGATGAAGAGGTAAATATGTTTGAAAGAGCTAAGACAAGAATAATTGAAGGAAAAATCAGACTTCAAAAAGCACAGATTGATCTTGAGAATATAAACGATATCAGACCAATTACTGAAAGTAACAATTATGTCCTTCCTGAAAGTGATGAAGCTGATTGGAAGTTAATGGGTTCTAATAGTGAAAAAGGTCTTGATTCTAGTGATCAGGAATCTCTTAGGGAACAGGCAATCAAAACATATTACAAGAATTCTCATGGTAGAAATATTATCAGGCTATTTGAGAAATATGTTGCAGGGCATGGTTTTAAAATAGCTCCAATGAGTACAACTCCATCAGTAAAAGAGTATTGGAATGAATTCTGGAAAGTAAACAAAATGTCATTAAGGGCAAAAGAGATTGTAAGACGGTCGATGAGAGATGGAGAAACTTTCCTAAGATATTTTGAAGGTGATACTGACGATACAATGTTAAAAGTCAGATTTATGAATCCGGCCTTAGTAGCTGATCCTGAAAAAAGACTTAATGAGATAGTTGCTAAAGTCAGTGATGGAATTTTAACTGATCCTGATGATATTGAAGAAGTCATTGGATATTATTATAAAAATAATTATATCGAAGCTGAAGAAGTACAGCATATTAAAATACTGGTTGACAGTGATGTTCTCCGGGGGCGTTCTTATTATGAACCGTTATTGCAGAGCCTGGCTATGTATAAAAAATGGCTAACTGATAGAATGAAATTGAATGAAACCCGTGGTACTGTTGCTCTTGTTAAAAATGTAAAGGGCAGTCCAACTAATACTGCAAATGTGGCAACCAAATATGATACATCCAGGAAAACGAATGTTGATGGTACCCCAATGGCAAGGGCTCCAAAAAATGTATCCGTATTCACTACAAATGGGAATATATCATATGAAATGTTATCTCCTAATCTACAAGCTTCAGATGTCCAACATGATGGAAGAGCATTACTGTTGAATATTGCTGCTGGTTCAAGTCTCCCTGAATACATGGTTACTTCGGATGCCAGCAATGGCAGTTATGCTAGTACAATGGTTGCAGAGGGTCCGGCTGTTATGGAGTTTGAAGATTGGCAGGACTTTTTTGGTGAAGCATATAAAGTTATGTTTGAGCGAGTTATTGAGGACGGCATTAGTAAAGGTAAAATTCCTAAAATGGAATCTTATACTGAAAGAGAAGTACAACCTGATAAGTCGATTAAAGAGGTTAAAATAACAGAGCCTACATCTACAGAATGCAGTATTACCTTTCCTGATCTTGTTGCCAGGGATATTAAAGCTGAAACAGAATCGTATATCCTACAAAATAATGCAGGTTGGATGTCTAATACCACTGCTCAGGGTAGACTGGATCTTGATCATGAACAAGAAATGGATTTAATGGCAAAGGAATCAGAAGAGGATCCAGAAGATGAATTTAAAAAAGATGAAGAGGATCTGGAAATTGAGAAGCAGAAAAAAGCAATGGACGATGAGGAAGAAGAATGATAGTGTGCATAAAAAAAAGTACATCTATGATCCCGTTGAATATTATTCTGATTGGACAGGACCACATTAAATGAGCTATATAGATAATATAAATAAAGCAATTATTAAAAGTCAGGCAGTTAAAAATGGAGCTCTTACTATTGAGCTTAGAAAATATCGTGTTGAATACCAGCGGACTACTAAAAGAATTCAAAATCTAATATTGACTTATGATAATAGTAAAACTAATAATTTGGGAGTATTATTCAAATCTATCGAAAAAGAAATGGTAGTGCTGAGTAATAAATTAACCAGATCAGCAACAAGTTTAATCGGTAAAAGTGTACGCAGATCTCTAATTGATACCAAAGCAAGTATATCTATGTTTAGAGGTGCTCTGGAGTCAGGTGCTTCTATAGGAATGAAAGCTGAGATATTTGATAAGGTTTGGAGACGGGCATTAGGAAAAATGATTAAAGGGACCAGAGGGGTCAGTCTATCAACTAATATATGGGATTTACACCAAATCTCATATAAAGAGATCAGGCGAATGATTGCGAAGGGATATATTGAGGGATTATATCCTGGTGAAATAATGAATAATATCCGGGGCTTTCTTTACCTTCCGGATGCAGATATGCGAACAAATAAATGGAAAAAGTTTTATAAAGAATTTCCTCCAGGGCGTGGGCGTTATAAATCTGCATACAAAAACATGGATAGGCTAATCAGGACAGAAGTAACAACTGCATATAGAACAGCGACAGCAGAATACGCAAGTAAAAAATCTTGGGTAAAAGGTATTCAATGGCATCGATCACCAGGACATGGAGAATGTGCAACTGGAGAGTGTGATGCTTACCAAGAGAATGATGAATATGGGTTAGGGGCTGGAGTATATCCACCAAGTGCGGTTCCTATCTCTCATCCGAATTGTCAATGTTATATTACAATTGTAGCTCGGGAAGAGTCTGTGATTGTTGACAATATAAAATAGTAAGAATAAATTAAGAACAGGAGAAAAGAAAATGGCTAAATCAGATGCAGGAACAAGTCCAAACACAGAAGAGAAAAAAGTAAAAGGAATGACACAACCTGAAATCACTATCATTGAAGAAAAGTTGAGCAGAGGATCTGGAATACTTCCAGTGGAAATTGCAGGTTCATTATCAATTAGATTTGATAAATATCTGGATGAAATAAACACCGTAAGATCACAACTTGCTTATGTGGAAACTACTATTCCTGGAAAGACAAATGAGGTTAAAAAGCAGCGTATAGAAAAAATTGCCGATATAAATAGTAAGCTTGAAGAAATAAAAGGAAAGAGGCAGATTGCTATTAGTAAATGGCATAAAAAAGTGATTGAGTACATTATTGAAACATATGGTAAACCCGTTATAGAAAACGGAGTTACTATTGGTTATGGAGATCGGATTGAAGTTATGAAGAATAAACATTTGAAGAAATTCTGGTAAAATGGACAGGGCAACAGCAAATGCTTTTTATGCCCTTCAACTTAGTGCAGAAGTTGAGCGAATTTTAGAACAGGATGCCAGCAATAATAGCTGGGCTTTAGTAAACAAATTACAACTACCACCTCAAAGCTTTCTCTGGATTGAAGATAAAGAAGATCGTAGGAAATGGCATCTTCCATACCGTGAAGGGTCGGGAGGAATTGATCCTAATACTAAAATGTATAGAAAAGCTGGAGCAGTAAATCTGAATGCACTCAGAGCTATTGATCAGGCAATGGGTGGATCAAAAGCACGGATGCCTTCTATAATTCCTAAAGAAATTAAAAGTAAAATTATCAAACTACTCAAAGAGTTTAATATTGGTAAATATAGCGAAAGCAGAAAGGATATAGAAATGAAAGCTATGCAAATTTCAGAATCAACAATATCAGGGCAATTCAAAGAAGGAAAATTCGATAAAGAAAATCGAACTATTGCAGGAGTTATTATTTTGAATTCAACATCTGCTAATAGATATTTCCCTGGTAGTAAAGGAACCAGGTTTTCAGAATCTTTCTTACAGGCTGTTGCTGCCAATATAGATGGCAAAAAAGTTTATATGAATCATGTTAGTATGGAAGAACTTGATAAACATCATGGGGTTCGTGATGTCAAAGATATAATTGGATTTTATGAAAATGGCAGAATGGAAAATGGAGTTCCCAGAGCCGATATAAAGTATTTACCTCATCAGGCTCCTATTGTAGAATCGTTAGTTGGTGAAATGGCAGACAAGATA